CTAGACATTATACAATTCCAAATAACATCACTTCAGTTGCTGGAACTCTTAGTGGAATGTATAACAGTTCGCAGCAAGCAGATGTTTCTAAAAAGGTGGTTTCCTAATTCATTTTTGATTTACGCAAATTTGGGAAAAATTTTTCGCCAAAAAATCGCTAAAAAAGTCGCACTAAATATTATTATGATCTGATTTAGGTATAATGGCATTACCACAAGTTGTTCTTCCAACGTATGAGTTGGAAATTCCGTCATCTGGCAAAAAAATCAAATATCGTCCATTTGTTGTAAAAGAGGAAAAACTGCTTTTACTGGCATTAGAAACAAATGACGAAAAACAGGTTGAAGATGCTGTAAAAAACTTGCTCAAGGGTTGTATTCAAACGAAAATCAAATTGGAAGATTTAGCAATCTTTGATTTAGAGTATATGTTCTTGAATATTCGTGCTGTATCGGTTGGCGAAACTGTTGAGATGAACATTACCTGCAAAGATGATGAAGAAACAGTAATAAAATACAATTTAGATCTAACAAAGGTAAAAGTAACAAAACCAGAGGGTCACGATAGCAAAATTATGCTCAGTGACACAATGGGTATGATTATGAAATATCCATCATTTAATGATTTTGTAAAAACTTCAATTCTTGGATCTCCTATCACTGCAGATGGTGTCATTGAATCTATGGCAGATTGCGTAGATCAAATATTTGATGGTGAAGACGTATATGACAGTTCAACAACAAGTAAAAAAGAATTTGTTGAGTGGATCGAAGGACTAACAAACAAGCAGTTTGAGCAAGTACGTCAGTTTTTTGAAGATATTCCAGTTCTAGAACATACTTTTAGTCTTAAAAATCCAAATACTGGTGTAGTATCTGAGTACACAATTTCTGGACTAACCAATTTTTTCGGATAGCACTCTTCCATAATAGTTTGGAGGGGTACTATAAAACTAATTTTGCTTTGATGCAGCACCATAAATATAGCTTGACTGAGATTGAAAATATGATGCCTTGGGAAAGGCAAGTATATACTACTTTACTGATGCAGTATCTAGAACAAGTTAAACAAGAACAACAAAAAGCAGCAAGAAACTAATGGCACACGGTTTTCTTACACCAGAACCAGTATCAGGAGATAATTTTTGGAAGAATGCCAAAGATTTGTGGAATATGCTGCAAAAATTAAAAAAGAGAAAGGCACCACCAGACGAGGTGGTGCCCGCAATAGTAGCTGAATTACAAAAAGCACTTCCACCAGCAAAACAGAAATTATTATCACCTGCATCACAAAAATTACTTTCTGGAAAAAATCAAGCAGCATTAAGTGGCGCAAAGGCACCAAATATGCTTGCTGGAGCTCCAGTTTCTAAGATGCTTGGTTCTGGTAAGAGTGAGATCACTATTAAACAACAATTATCTTTACCACCAGGAGGTCCAAGACTTCCTCCATCTGATGGGATGCCAGATGAACCATCTGCAGCAAATAAGGGCGGATCTTTTATAGATATGCCTGGAGTTTCTGCTGCTCCTAAAAAATTAGATTCTGAAGCATTTTTTAAAGCAGCACAGACTGGTGTTCATCCAGAGACGGGTAGATATCTTAATAGCGAAGAAAGAAAAGATTTCTTAAAGAAATCACAAACAAAGATGGATGCTCCAGCAAGTGTAGCATCTGCTGGTATTACATCTGCTAGCACTAGTGTTACAAAGGGGGATGAAAAAATTGTTAAGTCTGTTGAAGATTTAACCAAAGTTGTTGTAAGTCTTGTAGATGCTGTAAAGGCACAAACATCGGCACAAATTAAAGCTGCTAATGCTCAAAAAGCAAGTACGGAAAGAACAGCGAATAGGGCATTAGCAGCTGCTGAGGAAAGTTCATTAGAACAATCAACTGATTTATCTGGAACGACCACACCAATTGGTGGTATTGGTTCTATGACACCAGGAGCAGGCGCGGGCGGCGGCGGTGGTGGAGGACTACTAGGAAAAGCAGCACAAGCAGTTACTAAACGTGGACTTGGCAGAGCATTACCAAGAATTGGAGCAAGCGTTGCTGGAAAAACTGGTGCCAGAGCAGGAGCACAAGCAACAGCAAAAATTGGAACTAATGTAGCAGCAAAAACTGGTGCAAAAGCAGCAGCAAGACTGATACCAGGAGTACAGACTGCTCTTGGTGTTGGTTTTGCAATGGATTCTTTCTCAAAAGGTGATGTTCTTGGTGGATTACTAAATCTTGGTAGCGCAATCCCTGGACCATTGGGATGGGCATTTTTAGGTGGTAGTGTTGCAAATGATTTATCAAAAGGTGGATCAGCAGAAGTAGCACCATTTGAAAAAGGTGGTATTATTACACAACCAACTTTATCCGTTATGGGTGAAGGTAGAAAGAAAGAAGGTGTATTTCCACTAGAAGGTGCCGCTGGTAAGAAAACATTTGAGCAGTTTGGTCAGGGAATATTTGAAGCGCAAAGAAAAAATAAAAGAGAATATGCTTCTATTCAATCTGCTGGACTGAGGCAATATTATGAAAATGAAGATGGTTTCAAAAAAATGGGTGAAGGATTGAAGAAATTTTTTGAAGGTCTTGCTGGTGGTCTAGCAGCTTTACTTGGTGGCAGTCCTGCTAATGCTGCTGAATTTAATCCAGCAGCAGATTATTTGGCAGATCCTGCTGTTACTGGAGATGAAAAGGAATATCTAATGCGTCTGATGATCGCAGAAGCAGGTGGTCAAGGTGATATTGGTATGGCAGCAGTTGGTAGATCTGTCCTTAATAGAGCTGGTTTAATCCAAGGTGGTCATCTTGGCGCTGGTCAATTTAATGCAGCCAGCGGAAGCGTTATGGATGTTATTAATGCTTCTGGGCAATATCAACCAGTTGCTCAAGGTAAATTGAAGAGGGCACTTTCTCCTGAGGAAAGAAAGAGAGCAGAAGCAGCACTTGCGATTGCTATGAACCAGTCAGATATGCGTGGTAGATTAGAAGCCAAGGGAATGAAAGGCGATCAAATCAATAAAATAATGGCGGCAACAGGATTTAGGGCAGGATCCGCTTTCAATGATCCGTCGCAAAATGTTAACGTTACTAAACTGGGAGATCATTATTTTAATACTGCTGGTAACAGAGGATTACTGACACCAGGATCTGTTAAAATGAGTGAAGGATCATTTACACCAGCAGCTGGAGGTGGAAATTCTTCTATAGCATCAGCGGCACAATCTCTAAAAGGAATGGATACTTCTAGTGGTCCTGGCGGCGGAAGCGTTAGTTGTGTATATGCGGTGAACAAAGTTTTTGCTAAAGCTGGCGTAAAACCACCTTGGGGAGGAGCTCAGAGTACAGATGCTGTCATAAATGGTGCAAAAAAAGCAGGTTGGCAACAAGTTGGATTTAATGATGCTAAACCAGGAGATCTTTGGGCATATGATGCTAATGATGGAAAAAAAGGGCACGTTGGTATTATGATGCCAAATGGTAAGGTTCTTTCTAATTCCAGTTCTCGGAAACAATTTATTTGGGAAGCAGATCGAGGTGCTTTGCTGAGGGAATATCCTAAAGCTGGAATGACACCACCTGGCGGAATATTCTTTAGAGCACCAGGAGGAGGAGGAGCAGATGTCGCAAGAAAACCTCCTGCTAAACCAACACCAGCAACAGCAACTGTAACACCACAACGTAACCGTAGGGGTCAGGGATCTACTTCTGGGACACTACAAGCATCTGCTGCAACACCTCCTACAGGAGTACAACTCGCACAAGCATCGAATGCAGATGCAGTATCACAGAGAAGAAACACTAGAGGTGGTGGCACTACTATCATCAACAATAATAATAATGTATCTGGATCTGGTACTCAAGTAGCATCTGCTGATCCAGCAGGAGGATCTAATTCTATGGGATTGGGTGCTTTAGCGATAAGATTGGCATCATAAAATTATGGCAGATTTTAAATCAACAACTGATTTTCAAATATCATCTATTTCTATCACTTCTGCTGATGGATCTAAATCTTATGATATCAAAAATCTTGTACAAATATTCACATATGTAGAAAGCACCAATTTTGCTTTTCTGATGGCAACTATGTCTGTTGTTGACAGTGGTGGTTTGATCAACTCTATGCCGATTCAGGGCGGAGAGATTGTGAGAATTAACATCAAAACTAGTATCAATCCAAGTGGGCAAGAATACACACTAAGAATTTGGAAGATTGGAAATAGATATGTCAAAAACCAAGATCAATCCTATACGCTAGGACTTGTATCAGAAGAAGCGTTGAATAATGAATGTGTTAGAGTTGAAGTTCCTATTCAGGGAAAACCAGATGAAATTATTACAAAATTACTAAAAGAATATATAAAGACAAACAAAACTATCAATACAGAACCTTGTTTATTTGAAGCAAAACTGATTGCTACAAGAAAACGAGTTTTTGATATTGCGGCAATGTTGATGACAAAAGCAGTTCCAAATAGTCAACAAAGTATTAATACAACAACATCACAACAAAAATCATCTACTGCGACACAAGCACAAGAACAACTTGTTGGCGGAAGTGCAGGATTTTTCTTCTGGGAAAATAAAAGAGGATTTAATTTTTATTCTGTAGATACTTTGTGTTCAAATACAGCAACTGAAAGATATAATATAAAACCTTGGGGACCATATGTAGAAAAACTTGCGAATCTAGATGATGGTGCTGACGATAGATTTACTATTTCAAATATTACATTTGATTCAGAAATTGATTTGGTGGCTGGGTTGAGACTAGGTAGATATTCTACTAAAATGTGCTTCTTTAATTATTCTACTGGACAATATGATGAATATGTCTATAATATGAAAACTGCTTTTGATGATATGAAGCATCTTGGTAATCAAGAAGAACCATCTACTGTAAAATTGAGTAGTGATAAAACTTTAGCAGATTATCCTACAAAAATTATATCAGTTCTTCTTGATCATGAGACTTGGTACAATGAAGCTAAACCTGCTTCACCATATGCCAAAGATGGCGCAGAAAGTCCATCTCCATATTCGGATAGGCACTTAGAATGCGCCGCACAATCAATTGCAAGGTATCAAACACTATCAAATCAGAGAGTAACAGTTGTTATTCCTGGTAACTCAGAAATCTGTGCAGGCGATAGAATTGATATTAGGATCACGAATAAATTGCCATCTAGCATAGCAAAAGATGATCCATATGATCCAGAGTACAGTGGAATATATTTGATTATGGAAGTCACACATTCATACGACACTTTGGTAGGTACAAACGGTAAGTTTATGACTACACTTCGTCTTGCTAGAGACACTCACGGAATTAAAAATCGTGTATCTAATCACGGCAACTAAATAATGTATCAGGAGGAAACTAAGATGGATAGTATTGAGCGACATATTGAAGAAGATAAGAAAATTCTTGACGATCCACAAACATCACCACAAGCTCGTAGACACACCCAGGAAGAGCTTGCCGCACTTGAGGCATACCAAGTAAATCATCCAGAAGATCATCATGATCCATCTGCTTTGGAATTATTTTGTGATGCTAATCCATCTGCAGTCGAATGTAAATTATATGATAACTGAGTGATATGGACCAGTTATTATCGCAGCTAATACCAACACAAAAAATAGGAAACGATGGTTTTAACTGGTGGGTAGGTCAGGTAGAGGGAACTGCTGCCGATGAACCCAACAATAAGGGTGGAATGCGTTATAAAGTAAG